TTCGTTAGGTGGTGTCCGTAGCCAACAGACAGTTATATCCGGAGGAAATAATAGTTCGTTTGTAATATATCAGTCTATAGTTTCTGGCCAGGCAAATACTTCTAATAATATATATCGCTCTTGTATAATTGGAGTAGAAAACCAAATAAATAAAGAGGTATATTTTAATGGATCTCGATCCGAACCAATAAATGTATCACCTGATGCGTTTGGAAATATGCCATCTTCTTATCAGACTAATAGATTATATCGAGTATTTAAACGCGTAAGTACTGATAGCGGCTACGCAAAATTATATGGCCCATTTAATACTTATGCATATTCCAGTGATGGATCTACCTTAACCAATTTATCATCAGGCACTTCATCGGACCAATCGTTATTTGTTTTTGGATCTTGGAATAAGCTTATTAGGCCATTCGAAAGTTATGCGGGCAGTCAAAGTCCTACTAATGAATGTATGATCATTGGTCATCAGAATACCTTAATAAGTTCATCTACTGTCGGTGTAACACTTTTGGGATATGGGCTGACCTATCAGGGCAGTACGAACGCCGCAAAGGCTGGTGTATCGACTGTATTCGCTGGCACATATAATGCCGATTCCGGAGATTATATTAACAGCGTTCCATGTAAGTTCTTGGTTGGTATTGGTACAGCCGATAATAATCGTAAGAACGGTCTTGCGGTTCTTGGATCTGGCGTGGTACTCGCTCCTGAGTCGCCTAATAGTATAGCTTCAGCATCCGCTGCATCGGGTAATACGGCCGAAAAGATGCTCGTAACCTATGCGATGCTTCAGGACTATGCTCCTAAGACACCAGGTGCGATCGGTAAGCCTGCTCAGACTATAGTAACACTTGCAGCCGCCGACTGGAGCTCACTCGAGCAGACGATTGATATTTCTGATATGACAGCATCCGCTGTTGTACTTACCGAACCTTCGGGTAATCCCCATATGTATTATGCCAATGACGTATATTTGTCATCGCAAGCTGATGGGCATCTTACATTTGGTTGTACTTCGGCACCGTCCGGAGATGTTAGTGTAAAGGTGGTATATTGGCCATGATATTTAATGGTGATGGGATGCTTGATCCGTCTGAGTTTTGGGCCTTAATAACTACTTTATGTGCATTTATTATATCCGCTAGCGCTGCTTTCAGAATCGTAGTAGATGCCATAAAGAAGCTTAAGGCTCCCGAGAAGACACAGGACGAACGACTGAAAAAGATTGAAGATCGTCTCGAGACATTTGAAGGATATTTCTTTAATGATAAGATCCGAATAGACAGTATCGAGAACAGTAATCGGGTTACTCAACAGGCCCTATTGGCGTTACTTAATCACGCTATGAACGGTAACAATTTAGAGCAGCTTGAGAAGGCTCGAGATAATCTTAATGAATATTTAATTAACAGATGATATTTTTGGTACTCGCAAACGCATATCTCCTTTCGGAATGAATAGCGCCTTTATTCATGAGTCACACATATTAGTACCTCTTTCTTTGTGTATATCAAATTACCAGCGAGTTAAACAGATCAGAAGCCGTTGATCGACGCCAAAATTATATTTTTGAAAGGAGTCTTATTTTATGATACTACCTGATAAAGTTTACAATTTCCTTAAATGGTTATGTTTGATTGCTATGCCTGCACTTTCCGTGCTGATCGCTGTTATATTTAAAGTCTGGGATATACCTTATTCTATCCAGATTACAACAACGATTAATGCTATAGCAGTATTTATCGGTGCTTTGATAGGTGTGTCTCAGGTAAATCTCCAGAAGTGAACTGGATACCTTTCAACCCTAATCCAGAGTCTAAATATGTCGGAGATTGCGTTATAAGAGCTTTAAGTTTGGCTCTTAATAAAGACTGGTCCTCGACATATTTAGATCTCATGGTCAAGGGCTATGAGATGTGCGATATGCCGTCGTCTAATGCCGTATGGGCAGCATATTTACGATCAAAAGGGTATATAAGACACACTATACCCAACGAATGCCCAGACTGTTATACGGTTAATGATTTCTGTATAGACAACCCTAAAGGCGTTTATATTTTGGCGACCGGTACGCACGTAGTGACCGTTAAGGATGGTAAGTATTATGACACATGGGACAGCGGTAACGAGGTTCCTATGTATTATTTTATGAAGGAGTTTAGAAATGGCTTATAATTATACAAATCCGTTTAATAACTGGCAGTTTCCTAGTTATATTCCCAATAATCCTGTACAGCCTCAGAGTAATGGTATAATCTGGGTGCAGGGAGAAGCTGGAGCTAAGGCATATCCTGTAGCATCTGGGCAGAATGTTATATTAATGGATAGTGAGGCTTCTGCGTTCTATATTAAGTCTACAGATCAAAATGGCATACCTATGCCGTTACGAGTCTTTGACTATGTTGAGCGTAAACCTACTATAGAATCTAGTAAGCCTGTTACGGAAGAATACGTTACTAAGGCAGACTTAAAGAACTTTACGGACGAGATAAAGTCCATGATAAATGAGCGTAATAACTATCACAAAAGACCACAGAATAAAGAATAAAATAAGGAGGAAGTAAGCAATGAACGAACCGGATATTGTTCAAAAGTTATCGGTAGACTTTAATGTAATTAATGATCTAGCGATTGATATTTCTTCCTCTCAAAGCATGGATGTACAATTTGGTTCGGTTTATATGGTCGGAGGAGATTGTAAAGTCTTATATGCTAGTACTGAAACATGGAATAGTAAACCTGATCTAATATCAGAAAAGGGTTATATTTATATATATTCTGATTATAAGCAGAATGATCAAGGTCAAAACATTGCTGGGTTTAAAGTTGGTGATGGTAATGCATATTTGATAGACTTGCCATTTTCCGATGAGGCATTAACCAATCATATAAATGATACTGTAGTACATATAACACAAGCAGAAAGAGAATTTTGGAATGATAAAGTTAGATGTTATATAGATGCCGATGTTTCAAATGACAATTTGATATTTACTACTAACTAAAGGAGATTAATAAAATGCCTGATTTAAAGAAAATTACATTACCCTCTGGAACAACTTATGATTTGAGGGATAGTCGTGTTGATAGTATTATCTCCCAGGGAACAAGGTGGGTTGGTGTTACCACAACCACTCTTTCCGATGGAAGCACAACAAGCACAATCACTATCAGCGGCGAAAGCCATACTGCAGAAATAGGTGATATTGCTTCGTATAATAATATGGAATTTATTTGGAATGGCACTCAGTGGCAGGAGTTTGGTTCTACTGGTTCACTTAAAGCACTGGCATTTAAAGATAGTGCGAGTGGTACTGTAGATGTTCCTGCTACATATACTACGACATTTACTGGTAAGCAGAAGTCTGTATCTGTAACCGGTACGACAACTGGTTCGGTAAGTGTTACAAAAGGAACTGTAACGGTAAGCAAGGCATCAAGTGGTACAGCGACATATACTCCCGCAGGTACTAATGCGGCATCAAACGTTAGTGGTAGTTGCTCTGTTACACCGAGCGGCAGTATTTCAACTGGTTTGGGAGATGCTAACTATACACCTGAGGGGACCGTAAGCAAGCCTACTATTAGTGTCAAGACATCTGGTACTACAGCAAAGGTTACTGGCGTTAAGAATGCAGGAACACTTCCTTCTTGCACTTTACCTACTTATACCGTTGCTAATGAGACACTTACAATTACTGCGGGTTCATTTAGTGCTGGTGCTCTTCCTACTCTTGATACTGAAAAGACATTTAAGACTGGGGATGCCGCTTATGAGTCAACAACTCCGAGTTTCACAGGCACTGGTGTAGAGTTGAAGTTTACCGGTAGTGCAAGTTCTGGAACAATAAGTGGAACAGCGGCTGCACAGAAATTCACGGGTACAGGTGCAAGACTTGTAACGGATTCCGAGGTCGCTACTAACGCTTCGTTCACAGGCGCAAGTATGACATCAACTGGTAACTACACTCCAGAAGCGACAAGTGTTTCTACTGTAACAGCAACGACAACAAGCAAGACTGTAACTGTGTCTTAACGAGGTAAAAGCCTATGGCCGATATTAGTAAAATCGTTACACCTGACGGGAGTGAATATAACATAAAAGCATCTACCGTCAATGGGCATACAGTAGATAAAGATGTTCCATCTAATGCTAAATTTACTGATACTCTTTTTTATTTTAGTATATCAACACCGGATGGGCACAGTATCTCTTCAACCTCAGGTGCACCTTTAAGTATAGGCAGAGGGATTGGACTTAATGTAGAATTAGACCCAGACCATAGTACCCCAAATGATATAAATTTATTTACTACTTCTGATGCCTATTCTTATACAGACAGAGTTAGTAATATAACCGGATATATGTTAATAACCATTAAGCCTGAAACCTCATGGATGCTTAGTTTTACTATTAATTTATATGGTAATTATGAAGCATATAGCGTTGCAATTTCTGGATATAATTTTGGCAGTAATCATTGGCACGCGCCAAACGCTCAATTGTTATATTCCAGCAACGGAGCAACAAGTAGAACTGTTTATTTTGGGTATACTGGGGACTGGAAACTATGGGTAGCGGTTCCCGCATCAGCATATCAAGGCTTATCCATAACAAATATAACGAATGGATGTACTAAAATTACTGATAGAGCAGCAGATATATTTGATATATCTCGTGTATCTTCTTTGCCGGGGACAACACAAAAAACGGTTAACGCGGTAAATAATTCCGTAATAAATTTGATTTATCCTGTAGGTTCTATTTATATGTCTGTAACGAATGCCAATCCCGGCACTTGGTTGGTCGGTACAACTTGGGTTGCTTGGGGTTCGGGTAGAGTCCCCGTTGGTGTTAATACCAGTGATAGTAATTTTAATACAGTTGAGAAAACAGGTGGTGAAAAGACTCACACATTAAGTACAGCTGAAATGCCTGCTCATCGTCATGCATTACATATCGCCGGTGGAACTACTACTCGACCATCTGCAGGTGCAATAAAAGAAGGATCATGGTCTGGTGGTGTTACAAAATATTGGAACGATGGTGGCTATATGGAGAATTTCGGTGATGGTGGAGCGCATAACAACTTACAACCATATATCACTTGCTATATGTGGAAACGTACAGCATAATTTATCCCTATTTAACGAAAGGTGTCATCCCATATGAATCCATTATATTCTCAACTTAATGGCCAACAGAATCAAAATAACCCACTTATGGCCTTATTACAACTTAAACAGAATCCACAAGCGGCTTTAGCTAATCGCTTTAACATACCTCAGAATATGACTAATCCGAATGATATTTTACAGTATCTCTTAAATACTAATCAGGTTAGTCAGCAGCAGGTAAATGCCGTTATGCAACAACTTAATAACCCTCAGATAAGGAATCTCTTCACTAATTAAGATATCTTTTTATTGCTGCAGCGAAAAAGATAAATAATTTTTAAGAAGGAGAATCTTACAATGACAGAAGATTCAAACAACATGGTTATGCCCGTAAGCCCGATGTGCAATACGGGTTATGGAAACGGAGTCTTTGGTGGAGACTGGGCTTGGATTATTATCCTGCTTCTCGCTTTTAATGGCGGCTGGGGCGGTAATAATGGTTTCAACAATGGCGTTATGCCTTATATGTGGAATGCTCAGACCCAGAACGATGTA